CCTGTAATTGATTCATATAATGTGGCAAATATACAGGATTTGTTATTTTTAGAAAACCGTGATAGAAAATACGAAGAAGAAATTTACCGTATTCGTGGCATTTATAATGTACAGAATATTGACTTTAATCTAAGTCAGTTTGGCCTGTTTATTGATAACGATACAATTTACATGACTGTGCATATCAACGATTTTATCAAGTATATTGCCCGCAAGCCCATTAGTGGCGATGTAATAGAACTGCCACATTTGAAGGATCAGTTTGCCTTAAATGATTATGATATTGCATTGCCACGTTATTATGTAATTGAAGATGTGGGCCGTGCCAGCGAAGGATTCAGCCCTACATGGTATCCACATTTGTACAGATTAAAACTTAAGAAAATAACGGACAGTCAACAATTTGCAGACATTCTCAATAAACCTGCAACGGATGCAAACGGTGATCCAAGTGGTATGACTCTGCGTGATTTGCTCAGTACCCACAATAAAGAGTTGGAAATTAACAATCAAGTTGTTGCACAAGCAGAAGCAGATGCACCCAAGAGCGGTTACGAAACAAGACAGTTTTATACACTTGCAGTTGATGCCACAGGCAAGCCAACACTAACCACTGCGGATGAAACTGATATATCTGCGGCTTCAAGTATAAGAGCAAGTCAAGTAAATGGTGTGCCGGAGCGTACTGGTTATACAGGATATTTGGTTGGAGACGGTTTTCCAGTCAATGGATACGATTTTGGATTTGGAATACAGTTTCCCATGGCACCCGCACAAAATGATTTCTTTTTGCGTACTGATTTTTTACCCAACAGGCTGTTTAGATTTGACAGTACCCGTTGGATTAAAGTTGAAGATGCAGTACGTATGAATATGACTAATACTGATACAAGACGCACTTTCAAAACTAACTTTATCAACAATACCAATTACATGTATACTGATATTGTTGCCACTGATTATGTGAGATTAGTGTCTGGAGATACTGTGGTGAGCACTAACATTGCATCCACTGTTACAGCACCATATGTTGTGTTAAAATTAGAAACTACTAAATTAGAATATGCACTTGTGGATCATCCAGGTTTAATTACTGTTGATGGTGATTTTATACAGATAGAGTTACCAGTTATTAATCTAACACAAGAAACAATTCCTTACGATGGTGCATGGACTGTGACTTTGTACAATGTGCGTGAAGAAGAAAGACAAAGTCTTAGTAAGGCACTTAAACCCAAGGCGGATCTATAATGCAATTCTTCTACGACGGTCAGATAAGACGTTATATCACGCAAACAATTCGTGTGTTCAGTAATTTTGTAGTGAAATATGGCGACGGTACACTGGTGCGTATACCAGTTATGTACGGTGATGCTGATAGGCAAGTTGCCAGTATTGTGAGACAGAACAGTGAAAACAAAGTTAACAGTGTTCCTAGGATCTCAGTATATGTGGGCGATTTAAGTTTGGATCGCACTAGACTCAGTGATTCCAGTTTTGTTGGAAAAGTCAATTTCAGAGAACGGGATATTCAAGTTGATCCTATAACTGGCAATGATACTTATAATCAAAGTCAGGGTCGTAACTATACAGTTGAACGAGTGATGCCTACTCCGTTTTTGTTAAAGATGAAAGTGGATATATGGTCTGCAAACACTGATCAAAAATTACAAATACTTGAACAGATATTGGTATTGTTTAATCCCAGTTTGGAATTGCAAACCACAGACAACTATGTTGACTGGACCAGCTTGACCACATTGGAATTATTTGACGTACACTGGAGCAGTAGAACAGTGCCTGTGGGAAATGACAGCCCTATTGAAGTGGCTACACTAACAGTGACAACTCCTATTTGGATCAGCCCGCCAGCCAAAGTCAAACATCTTGGCGTTATTACTAAAATTATCACAAGTTTCTATCAGGATTCAAATTCAAGTCCAAGCGGTTATGTAGATGGCCTAGGGCAAGATCTTGCTGGGCCCACTGTAACATTATCAACAGTGCTGGGTAGAATAACAGCGGGCACAAGCGGCAACTTTGGAATACAAGTGTACGCTGGTGAAGTTAGACTAATGGCTGAAAAAGAAAATGCCATACCTAGAAATAGTCTTTTGGATTTGCCAGTTAAACAAGGGCCTGCCATCAACTGGCAAGAGTTATTTGATCAATTTCCACAGCAATATGTAGCAGGATCCAGCAGATTATACTTAACACAATCCAACGGATCAGAAGTTGTTGGTACAATTTTAATTAACCCATTGGATAGCACACTGCTGAATGTGTCTTGGGATCCTGATACTCTTACCACTAATACAGGTATAGACAGCAATGGCTATTTAGATACTGATGTTGGATACAGTTTAAGTGGTTGTCACAGGGCCAGTAGTCCAGGAACATTTGATGCCATCATGGATCCATTGATGACTGGACCCAGCGATACAAAATTTGTCACTAGATACGGGGTATTGGCAGCAGGCCGACGATACTTGATCATAGAAGATATTGGCAGTGAGATCAACGCAGACGGTGCCGATGCTTGGAAAAGCACAACCAATGCGGATCTAGTTGCCCGTGCAAACGACATCATTGAGTGGAGTGGCTCAGCATGGCAGGTAATTTTCAACAGTGTTCAGGAAACGGACACCATGGTATGGCAAACAAATATATACACTGGAGTTCAGTACTTGTGGAACGGAGTTTCCTGGGTCAAGAGCTTTGAAGGTGAATATAAGGCTGGCCAATGGAAAATAGAACTGTAACAGAAAAAATCACATGCAGTGGTGCATTGTTTTGTGCCAAATCCACACAGAGATTTTTGTTACTACAAAAAGCACACGGTAAACATGTGGGCACTTGGGGTCTAGTGGGCGGTACTAATATATCAGGCGAAACTCCTTGGCAAGGACTTCAACGAGAAATAGAAGAAGAAATTGGTACTCCGCCCTATATTAAAAAAACACTACCCTTGGAAAAATTCACCAGCAATGACAGTGTGTTTAATTTTCACACATACTTCTGTGTTGTGGAAGACGAATTTATTCCAACACTTAGCGACGAGCACAGTGCATGGGGATGGTTTGATCTAAGTAGATTGCCTAAACCAGTGCATAGAGGACTTGATTTAAGCCTGCGTAATCGAGTTATCCAAACTAAGATACAAACAGTGATAGATTTAATAGATAATTTATAAAACAAAAAAAGCCGCATCAAGCGGCTTTTTTGTTGGGTACTGAACAAATTAAGCCTGTGCTTCACTCCAACGCAATACTAAGTTACAAGGAATACTTCCTGAACCAGCCGCACGATAGATGTTAATTGCCAGCACGTCTGGACCGTTTGGATATGTACCGCGTCCACCCAATACTGTGTTAGTAAGTTCTTTTAATCCTGATAGATCCAGTGAACTCAATGCACCAGGAGCACTAATGAACGAGAAAATCTGCTCGCCTGGTTGTGCATAAGGAGGTTGACCGAACTTAAACGTTACTGTGGTTGAAGCAGGAGTAATTGTACTACTATCCGAAGATTGAGTAAATGTCACGCGATAGTATTGTGTACCACCAAGATAGCTGGTCAGTGTTGCTGTTGAAACGAATGTGCCGCCTGCAAAAATACCGCCAGTGTTAACCTCAGTACCAGCAGTAGCATTGGTTGCTTCCCAACTTGCTTTCTGGAAGTAAATCAAACTGGTCTTAGTTACTGGATAGCTGTTGGTTGCAGTCAGTGTGGTTGCTCCAGCTGTTGAGCCAGTTGGGTTCTTACTTAATACAATGTAGTAATAAGACACGCTATTATATATACCGTAGAAGTTGATGCTGTTAATAACAGTAGATGATTGAATGTTACTGCCACTAATACCCTGGCCGGTTTGTAAACCTTGTGAAATATATGTTGCATAATTGGCGGCTGTGATAAACAAGTTAGGATAACCATTGGTAACAGAGTTACTGCTACCTGGAACCAGTTCAACAACAAGTGAACCTGTTAAAAATGCTTGCGTTGTAATAGCCGATGTAGTCTGGCTAGCACCGCCTGCCCACACAACACCACCACCAGATGCCACTTGTGAGAAGCTGGGTAATCCACCAGCACCCGAACTTTGTAAACCACTCCATGTAACGTCTGACACGTTGGTTGGATAATTTTGTGGATTTAGCACACCTTCAACCACAATACCACCCGAGTACGGAGTGCTACCAGTATAGCCGTCGGAAGTAATATCAAGTGCTTGCAACAATAACTGAGCACGGTTAATCAAGTCTCTATCACCTAAATCACCAATAATGGCATTGCTCACACTGGGTGCCAATCGAATCATAAAAGCTGTTTGTTTAGTAGTTGATACCAGCAAGTTTGTGGCTTGATAGTTGAACAGATATCCACGGTCTGAGTCAAAGCCACCGTCTTGAATATATGCACTGCCCCAGTGACTAATGTTGGGAGTTGCTGTACAAGCCACTTGCAATACACCTTCGTATGCTGGGTGTGTGCTTGCTACACCTGCACTGTAAGTTCTTGCGGAACCTGCAACAAAGTGTGTAAATGTTGTCGCACGGACTGCACCAGTCAAGTTACCAGCACCTGTTGTTGCACTTTTACCAGTATATCTAATTAGTTCGTTATTAATGTACACAGTGCCAGCTGTTGGAAAATATGTTAAATCTGCAACTGGAATAGTTGTTTGACTGTCAGTCATTGCTGCCGTCAACGCACTCTTGGCACCTTCGTTGATAACTTCATAACGAACTGGGCTATTACCTGTACGCTGATATGCTTCTCTATTCAAGTTATTGCCACGCAATCTGTGTACAGTGATATATTTTCCTTCTGGTCCACGCATCATCCAGTCACAGAAACCTGCACCGTACCATGTCCATTGCAAGCCAATCATCTGCATCTTGCCCACATCAATGTTGTATCCGCTGGGATTAAACACCCCGCCTGAACCATCGCAACGATCCACATTCCATTTGCTTTGCGGAATTATATAGTCGATAGTACGAGAAATTTTAATACCACTTGCTGTGTTAACACCGCGATAGTCTGGTGTAACGTTAATTTGTGTATCACTGCTAACTTGACTGACCACGTGTGTCATGCCGCGAATAACCACACGGTCTCCTGCTGCCAACTGCGCAATAAATCGAGTGTTTGTGCCAGTTATTACGTTACTATCAGGTGTGGCTGTAATAGTTCCGGAAATTTGGAACGTGCTAGAACGTCGTCCAATTGACATAGTTTGGCCGTCATACTGGAAGAACGGACCGTTTTGATCGTCAAATGTTCCTGCACGAACTATGGCACCAGTCCAATTCCTAACTACAATATAACTTGGGCCTGCCAAGTCTGTAGTGGTAGCACCAAGTGTTTGAGTGGCTAACACTGTCAGTGTTCTTTCGTCTACAATAGTAGCAACAGTATATGAGCCGTCATATCCAGATGTAATCACACCTTTAATTTCAATACCTGCACCAATTTGACACGAGTGATCTACGTCGTCGGTAGTAATAGTAATGACGCTGCCAACAGTTGTACCTGATGCTGTTACACTTCTAATGTCATAGTTAGGAGCAAACAGCGCACCTGTATTATAGTTAATAGCTTTACCAGACTGATAACGAATATATTTTTTGCTCATACGAATTGCATGAGACCCGTAGCTTGGACTACCTGTACTTAAAATAACGCCACCGTCTAACGGACGATGTAAGAAGTATGAGTCTGGACGAGCATAAACTATTGCGGCAATTGTACCAGTAATAACTGCGGCACTTCTAGCAGTGTATGTAAGTGTTGTTACTGTTGGAACTGCTTCAACAAAGAACGGGCCGCCTGCAAATTTATGATTTTGCGTGTCGCTGGTGTCACTGGTAACAGCAACTAAAATTGTGTCTCCGGGGACAAAACCATGTGCTGCTGGAAAGGTAACTGTGATTACAGGAGTTGCAGCAGCACTATATGTAAATTGCGGAGCACTTACTGCGGCCCCTGTGTAGAATCCAGCTTTTCGCAATTGAATAATTGGACTGTATAAATTGTCACCGTTTGAAACACCAACTTGTGCCTTGGCGTAAAATGTAAAAGTAGTTGTTGTAGGAACGCTAAAAAGAATAAAACTGCCTTCAGCACGGCTAAAACCACTAATACTAGTGTTAAATCCTTTGATAGTAATTGGTTGTCCAACACTTAGACCGTGAACACTGCCCGTTGTGATGGTAATTAAACTTTCACCAGTGGCAGCATTTGTTATGGCAGCACTGACAGTTAGGTCAGAACCTGGAATTTCGTAAACACTTGGATATCCACGCATTAAAGACACTGCTTGCCACTTGGTAGGTTGTAGTCCATATTCAAAGTCAGCATCCAGCATGGACATTGGGGCGGAAATTCTAGTACGTTCAAACGCATCTGTGCCTACTTCAGGCAAACGTACATCAGTAAAAGGTTTTTCGTAGAATATTTGAAGCGTATCGTTGGCACTGTGACTCGCAGTATTAACTTGCAATGTGATAGTAGTAATGCCATCTGTGTTATCTAACGCTGTTACAAAGTTAGCATCGTTTGCTCGGCTAAAACTAATTCCTGTGCTGGCGTTTGTTGTGTCAGCAAAGTTATAAAGAATAACATTGCGTGTGGTGTTCGTGATAATCAACAACTGATTAAGATCGAGCTTACCCGGAACTTTAATAGTACCTACGCCAGCGACACCTGGGGTAAAAACGTAGCTTCTAATCTGACTTTTGGCCATTTATGACTTCTCCAAATATTATTAATGTTATTTAGCTTAATTTATTGTTAGCATTTGTTATCTAGCACTGACACCCGAAAAGTAACCCATTATGAACATCTCTTCCACAAGTTTTTTAGTGGCTGCATATGTTCTGTTAATGTTCCATGTTGGGTCGGGCATTGTTATTTCTGCGTTGGTAAATCTACCTGACGCTGCGGTGGTTGCTCCAATAGTGGCATTGTTGATTGTGCCCGTTGTTGCTGGATTAATGGTAACTGTTCCAGTTCCGCTCGGGCTCAGTGTTACTGTTTGATTGCTTGATATTACAGAAAGCTGTCCAAGGAAAGAAGTGGTTTGACCAGCTGTTCCAAGAGTTAATGTGCCACTTGGGCTAACTGTGACTGTGCCGGTAGGGCTTATTGCAACATTGGCTACTGGACTCAGTGTAACTGCATCTGTAGTTGTCAATGTAGTAAATCTACCAGCTGCTGCTGTGGTTACACCCACACTGGTATTGTTCAACGTTCCAGGTGTTGCTGGACTTAGACTAAACGCATTTAAGGTTAAATTCAAATTGCCAGTGATATTCACAGTTCCGTTAACATTTAATCCATCTAGCGTACCTGCAATGTGCGTTACACTTGGACCCAATGTGGTGGGAGTTAATAATGCATCCCCGTTATAGCCCAAATAAGAACCAGTTGTTAGTTCAATTTTAGTACCAGTAACTGTAATCGTATTCGTGACTAAGTTTCCCTGAACATCCACAACGAAGTAAGGGCTAAGATATCCGTGTTCCGATCTAAATAATTTAGAAACTGTTGTCATATTTTTTCCGTTAAGACATTGCCATGCCAAATGCGGCTGCTAATGCGGCTGCATACCCAAATGTAACTGCACTGTTGGGCCCAGAGGGTTGGCTGGTCATTGATAGTGTGGTAAATCTTCCAGATGCGGCTGTTACTGAACCAATAGATGTATTATTAATAGTGCCAGTCACAGTGGGATTAACTGTTAGCGTACCAGTGCCAACCGGACTGATAGTAATGGTGGCATTATTACCATTCATATTAACATTGCCAGTGGTTGTTAGTGTGGTAAATGTAGCGGCTGCAGGTGTAACATTTCCAATGGTCATGTTGTTCATTGTGCCAGTAGTGCTGTCAGGAGCAATTGCTACAGTGCCAGTACCAGTTGGACTCAGTGTTATTGTGGAATTTGCAGAATTGAGATTCACAGTGCTTGTTGCAGTCAACGCAGTAAACGTGCCAGCTTTTGGAGTGGTTGCTCCAATAATAACATTATTCATTGCACCAGTTGTTGCTGGATTAACTGCCAAGGTGCTAGTCACAGTCAAGTTGGCAATTGAAT